TCGCAGAAGAGCTAGCGCCAGCGTGCGAAAGCTCTAAAGTCTTGCGGCGCAAAGGGTCTCAGTAATTCTTACAATGAGATCCCCTAGGGGAAGTTTACAGGGGTTTAGTATCAGTTAACAGAAGCTAGGAGCAGTTAACTGCGTGCTGGTCACGTTTGCGGAGTTTGCACTGATCAAAGGCTGCACCAAGGCGGCAGTGACTCACGCAAGCAAGAGCCGAATCGCTGAGGCTGTTGTCGAGGAAGATGGCAAGCGTTGGCTCGATCGTGATCTTGCGCTGGAGCTATGGCGGAAGAACACGCTGAAGAACAACAACGCGAAGGTGGATGAGCCTGACCCGGTGGAGCCGCGGCCAGCTAACCCGCGAGAGTTACGGCAGCGGTTGGCTGCGTTGCCTGATGATGAGATCCCGGAGCTGAATGAAAGCCGCGCGCGGCGTGAGCACTACCAGGCGGAGCTGGCGAAGTTGGAGGTGGACCTGAAGCGGCGCGATCTGGTGCCTGCGGTGGATGTAAAGAAGGAAGCCTTCGCGATGGGGCGGAGTGTGCGTGAGGCGTTGGCGAATTTGGCGGATCGGCTATCGCACCAGCTTGCTGGCGAGACGGATCCAGCGGCGATCCATCAGGTGCTGACGGATGAGCACCGTGCTGCGCTGGTGGAGTTGGCTGATGGGTAATCCATGGCGCGCTGGCTTTATGGAGGGGCTACGCCCTGAGGAGCCGCTAACGGTTAGCCAGTGGTCGGACCGCTACAGGCGGCTGAGCAGCAAGGCATCGGCCGAGCCTGGACCGTGGCGGACGGCAAGGACTCCTTACCTGCGGGAGCCGATGGACTGCTTGAGCAGCAGCAGCCCGGTGCAGCGGGTGGTGATGATGTTTGCGGCGCAGACGGGCAAGACGGAAGCGGGCAGCAACTGGCTGGGCTATGTGATCGACCATGCGCCTGGTCCGATGTTGTGCGTGCAGCCGACGGTGGAGATGGCGAAGCGCTTAAGCAAGCAACGGCTGGAGAGCTTGATCAATGAGACGCCGTGCCTGGCGCAGAAGATCGCACCGGCCAGGAGTCGTGACTCTGGGAACACGATGTTCGCCAAGGAGTACCTCGGCGGGATTTTGCTGTTGACCGGCGCAAACAGTGCGACGGGATTGCGCTCAGCGCCGTGCCGGTATCTGTTCGCCGATGAGATCGATGCGTTCCCGAGCGACGTGGATGGCGAGGGCGATCCGGTGGCGCTGGCAGAGCGGCGGACGACCACGTTCGCGCGGCGGAAGATTTTGCTGACCAGCACGCCGACGGTGAAGGACTTCAGCCGCATTGAGGCGGAATATGAGCGGAGCGACCAGCGGCGGTTCTATGTGCCGTGCCCGTGTTGTGGGGAGATGCAATGGCTGCAGTGGTCAAGGTTGAAGTGGGAGGAGCGGCGACCGGAGACGGCGAGGTATGAGTGCGAGAAATGCGGCGAGCGATTCGAGGAGGTGCATAAGCCGCGGATGCTGGGCGCTGGTGAATGGCGCGCAACGGCGCCAAGCGATGGCAAGACGGCTGGCTTCCATCTGTCGGGGTTGTATAGCCCGCTGGGATGGTGCAGCTGGGAGCAGTTGGTCGATGACTTCCTGCGTGCGAAGGGTGACGGTCCAGCATTGAAGGCGTTCGTCAACACCCGGTTGGCGGAGACATGGGAGGAGGACTATGCGGCGGCGGTGAACGCTGAAGGCCTGATGACCAAGCGGCTGGCGTATGAGCCGGGCACATGCCCTGATGGGGTGGTGCTGCTGACGGCTGGCGTCGACGTGCAGGACAACCGACTGGCGGTGAGTGTGTGGGGATGGGGCGAGGGGGAGACCGGCTGGCTGGTGTGGCATCAGGAGCTGATGGGTGATCCGACTCAGCTTGAGGTGTGGAAGCAGTTGGATCATGTGCTGGCCACCGGCTGGGCGACAGCTTGCGGGAAGGAGTTGAAGATCGCGCAGATGGCGATCGACTCTGGCGGCCACTGCACGCATGAGGTCTACAACTATGTGCGCGAACGTGTGCGGCAGGGTGTGGTTGCGATCAAGGGCAGCAGCAGGCGCAACAGTCCGGCGGTGGGCAAGGGCAACAAGGTGGACGTGAACTGGCGCGGGAAGGTGCTGAAAAAGGGCGTGACGCTGTACCAGTTGGGGACGGACACGATCAAGACGACGCTGTTCGGAAGGCTGCGACATAACGAAGCGGGCGGCAGCTTGAACTTCGGGATGGCTGCTGATGAGGAATACTTCCGGCAGTTGACCAGTGAACGGCAGGCGCTGCGATATCACCGAGGATTTCCGATCAGGGAGTGGGTGAAGAAGTCGGGTGATCGAAACGAAGCGCTCGATTGTGCGGTCTATGCCTATGCGGCGCTGTTGATTTACAGCCGGCGGATGAATCAGGCGACGATGTGGGAGCAGTTGCGGCAGCAGATGGAAGAAGGGAAGAAGGCACCGCTAAGATCAAGGAAGCAGTCGCCGGCACCCGTGGCTGCTAGTGGCTTCGTCAGCAACTGGTAGGCCGTGAACATCCCGAGCGAGATCAGAGCAGGCGACACGATCCAGTGGCGGGATGTTGCTGGTGTGGACAATCTGGGCAATGAGGTCAGCAGCTCGGACTACACGCTGACCTACTACCTGCGGTTCAACGCTGCTAGCGAAGGCGCGACGGTGGTGGGCACTGCGTATGGGACTGGCTGGCAGTTCAGCATTGCTGCGGCCACGAGCGTGAACTTCGATGCCGGCACTTGGTACTGGCAAGCCGTTGCGACGAAAACGGGCAGCACGATCACGCTGGGCAGCGGCCAGTCGACGGTGCTGGCAGCGCTGAGCTACTCGGGCACACCGGCAGCGCTGGATGGACGGTCGCAGGCGCAGAAGGATCTTGATGCGGTGCAGGCCGCGATCCGCACGATCGTCGCCGGTGGTGTGGTTAGGCAATACACGATTGGCAACCGAAGTCTGAGCAAGTACGACCTGACGGATTTGCTGGCTTTAGAAACTAAGTTGAAGGCTGACGTGAATCGTGAGCAGAAGGCTCAGCTGATCGCCAATGGTCTGGGCAATCCGTTCAATCTGTTCGTGAGGTTCTGATGGGTCTGCGCACTCGGCTGTTCAAGGCAATGGGATTCGCGCCGATCCGGCCGCGGCAACGTGCGTATCAGGGCGCGCGCGTTAGCCGGCTGACGGCGGACTGGGTGACAAGTGGCACCAGCGCCGATAGCGAGATCAAGTCGAGCTTCAAGGCACTGCGCAACCGGGCGCGGCAGTTGTGCCGTGATTCGGACTACGCGAAGCAGGCGCTGCGCGCTATCCAGAACAACGTGATCGGCCACGGCATCCGGCATCAGAGCCAGGTGCGGATGCTGCGTGGCGGCAAATTGGATGAGGCGATGAACGCTCAGATCCACGAGGCGTTCGAGAAGTGGATGAATAAATACCGCTGCGACGTGAGCGGCCTGCTCGGCTTCCACGATATTGAGCGGCTGGCGGTGCGCAGCTTGGCGGAGAGCGGCGAGATCTTCATCAGGATGATCCGTCGGCCGTTCGGCGATAGCCGTGTGCCGTTTGCGCTGCAGTTGCTGGAGGCTGATTATCTGATCGATGACGACGTGCCGCAGGCCAAGGATGGCAACACGGTGCGTATGGGCATCGAGGTGGATCAGTACCTGCGGCCGCAGGCGTATCACTTCTATGCGAACCATCCGGGCGATACCTACGCCGGCAACGTGCGCACCACTGGCCGCCGGATTCGCGTGCCTGCTGATGAGGTTATCCACCTGTTCATTCCGGAACGGCCTGGGCAGACCAGGGGCGTGACGTGGTTCGCGTCGGCGCTGATGCGGCTGCACATGCTGCAGGGCTATGAGGAGGCCGAGCTGGTGCGGGCACGGGCTAGCAGCGCGCTGATGGGATTCATTACCAGTCCCGAGGGTGAGCTGACGGCGGATGAGATGTATGAAGGCGAGCGCGTGAGCGAGTTTTCTCCTGGGGTCTTCAAGTACCTCGATCCCGGGCAAAGCGTGACGGTGCCGGACATGAACGCACCGGATGGTCAGCTCGAGCCATTCACCCGGTCGATGCTGCGTGCTGTGGCTGCTGGCCTGGGCGTTTCGTTTGAGAGCATCAGCAAGAACTTCTCAGAGAGCAACTACAGCAGCAGCCGGCTGAGCCTGCTCGAGGAGCGCGATGCGTACCGCGTGCTGCAGCGGTACATGATTGAGAACTTCCACCAGCCGGTGTTCAACGCATGGCTGGAGATGGCGGTGCTGAGCGGTGCGGTGAACCTGCCTGGGTATGAAACCAACCCCGACCGCTATCGCGCTAGCAAGTGGATCCCACGGAGCTGGGAGTGGGTGGATCCGCAGAAGGAAGTGGATGCGTACAAGACCGCCGTGCGCTGCGGCTTCAAGACTCTGACGCAGGTCATCGCAGAGCAGGGCGGTGATCTGGATGATGTGATGCTCACCCGTCAGAGCGAGCTGGCGATGCTCGATGAGTTCAACATCATCACGGACACCGACCCGAGCGAAGTGACTGAGGGTGGTGCGGTGCAGGCTGCGAGGCCGATGGGCACCGAGGCGCCGTTCGAGGAGACCGAGGCGCCGTTCGAGGAGGAGGAGGATTATCCCGAGGAGGAAGGGACTGAAGATCTGAGCGAGCAACTGCAGGGAGATTGATGGCAACGATCGAGGGGCAGGAGATTGACCTGATGCCCACCGAGGGCATGAAGGAGGAGGCGCAGCGCTATCGAGACTGGAAGGCTGAGGGGCGCGACGGCGGCACCGAGGTGGCAGCTAGGCGAGCCGGGCAGATCCTCGGCGGTGATGAGTTGAGTGCTGACACGGTGATCACGATGGCGGCATGGTTCGCCCGGCATGAGGTGGACAAGCAGGGCGAAGGATTCAGTCCCGGCGAGGATGGCTATCCATCGCCTGGGCGTGTGGCATGGGCGGCATGGGGTGGAGATGCTGGCCAAGAATGGGCTACATCCAAGGCCGATAGAATCAAGGCAATACAAGAAAGAAGCGCCGTGGACTCAGAGCGCCCCTATCCGAATGAACATGCTGCTCGGCTGACCGATCCCGAGCAATATGATTCGTTACGTCGAGAGAACGATGCGGGCGGCTCAGGCATTGATTTCATCTACGGGATCAAGGAAGGCGTGAGCGAAATCCAAGCCATCCGGTTCCGTAGCTCGCAGTTCACGCCGGCTGAGGCGCGTGAGTGGTTGGCCGAGAATGACTTCGATCCGATCATGTTCGAGGAAGCTACGGGCGATGGTGAAGCCGATCGTGCTGCACCGGGCGAGTTGAGCGAGGGCGACTTCGTGCAGTGGGATTCGAGCGGTGGCACTGCCCGCGGCCGGATCGAGCATGTGATGCGTGAGGGCACGCTGGGCGTACCCGACACCGAGTTCAGCATCGATGCCAGCGCTGAGGATCCTGCTGCATTGATTCGGATCTATAGCGAAGGCGATGAAGGCTGGGAGGCGACTGAGACGCTGGTCGGCCATAAGTTCTCGACGCTCACCAAGATCGCGGCACTGCGGAGCCTGACGGGCAAATATCAGCGGGCAGAGCTGACCAGCTTTGATGAGGTGGAGGAGCGGACCTTCGAGTTCCCCTTCAGCTCGGAGTATCCGGTGGCTCGGTATTTCGGCAATGAAATCCTGAGCCACGAAAGCAAGGCGGCTGATCTCAGTCGCCTGAACGATGGCGCTCCGCTGTTGTTCAACCACAACCCTGATCGCGTGATCGGTGTTGTGGAGCGCGCGTATATCGACGGCAATAAGCGCCGAGGATATGCGCGTGTGCGGTTTAGCCGCAACTCATTCGCTCAAGAGATCTTGAGTGATGTGAAGGATGGCGTTCTCAGGAATGTCTCCTTCGGCTACTCCATCGACAAAATGGAGGAGCGCGGCAGTGGCGACTTTGTTGCTACTGCTTGGTCTCCTTATGAGATCAGCGTTGTCTCGGTGCCGGCTGACCCCGGCGTTGGGATTGGCCGATCGCTTGAGGATGACAATGCTGCTTCGGCAGCACCAACACCCGATCCCATTCCTTCAATGGAAAACACCACCCCCGATCTGGCCGTGGTGCGTGCCGAAGCCGCTGAGGCTGAGCGCGCCCGCATCTCGGACATCACCTCCCTGTGCACCAAGCACGGCATGGAGGACCTTGGCCGGCAGATGGTCGAGTCTGGTCGTTCAATCGACGAGGCTCGTGCTGCTGTCCTCGACAAGCTCAACATTCCCCAGGAGACCGTGACCATGCAGGCCGCCGACATTGGCCTCAGCGAGAAGGAGAGCCGCAGCTTCTCCTTCCTGCGTGCCATCAACTATCTTTCCAACCCGACCGATCGCTCTGCCCGTGAGGCTGCTGCGTTCGAGATCGAGGCCTCTGAAGCTGCTGCTGCCAAGCTCGGCCGTCAGTCCCGTGGCATCACCATCCCTCAGGATGTGCTGCGCCGTGACCTGAACGTCGGCACCGCTTCCGCCGGCGGCAACCTGGTTGCCACCGACCTGGATGCCGGTTCGTTCATCGACCTGCTCCGTAACGCTTCCGCCCTGGATCAAGCTGGCGCCACCGTGCTGACCGGCCTGACCGGCAACGTGGCTATCCCCCGCCAGTCCGGCGCTGCTACCGCTTACTGGGTGGCCGAGTCCGGCTCCCCCACCGAGTCCCAGCAGACCGTCGACCAGGTGAGTCTGGTGCCCCGTACCGTGGCGGCCTACACAGACTTCAGCAGGCGCCTGATGATCCAGTCCTCCATCGACGTGGAGAACATGGTGCGCAGCGACCTGGCCAGCGTGATCGCTCTCAAGATCGACGCCGCCGGCCTGTATGGCACCGGCTCCAACAGCGAGCCCCTGGGTCTGAAGAACACCACCGGCATCGGCACCGAGGACTTCGCTGCTGCTGCTCCTACCTTCGCTGAGGTGGTGGCACTGGAGAGCGACGTGGCTACTGCTAACGCTCTGCTCGGTACGCCTGTGTACCTGATGAACGCTGCTATGCGCGGCAACCTCAAGACCACGAAGAAGGACGCCGGCTCCGGCATCTTCATCATGGAAAACGGCGAGGTGAACGGCTACCGCGGTGTGCTGTCCAACCAAGTGGCTTCTGGCGATCTGTGGTTCGGCAACTTCGCCGACCTGATCATCGGCTACTTCTCTGGCCTCGACCTGATGGTGGACCCCTACACCCACAGCACCAGCGGCACCGTCCGCGTTGTGGCGATGCAGGACTGCGACATCGCAATCCGCCATCCTGAGTCCTTCAGCCGCGGCAACGACACCCTCTGATCATGTTGATCAAGGTCCTACGGCAAACAATGCTGGCAGGCCAGGTGATCCGTCTCGGGGAAGTCCATGAGGCTTCCCCCTCGGACGCCAAGCTGTTGATCGGCATTGGCAAAGCTGTTGCGGTCGCCGACAAGGTGGCCGATTTGGTTGAGGTTATTGCTCAACCAGCACCTAAACCATCTACCCCTCGACGGAGGGCTAAATCATGACCATCCACAATCTTGGCTCGAAGACCACGGTCTTGGGTCTGCTCCGCAACGACGTTGTGACCGCTACCGGGACCGGCTCTGCCATCGATCTGCAGGGCTACGAAGGCGACATTGCTGTGCTGCTGGACGCCGAAGCTGGCGGTGCTGGCGTCACCTATGCCGTGAAGCTGACCGAATCCGACACCTCCGGCGGTTCCTACACCGACGTAACTGGTGGCGGCTTCACCACCACCACCGCCAACACTGCCTCGCTGCAAAAGATCTTCGTCAACGTGACTTCCCTGAAGCGCTTTGTGAAGGTCTCCATCACCGTGGCTGGTGGCACCGGCGCCGGTGCCGTGGCTGTGATCGGTCTGGCTTCTGCGAAGTACGGCTGATCATGGCTCTGACGGAGGATCTGGACATCTTCCTGGCGGACTTTGGCGTTAGCTGTACGGCTGGCGCCACTACCGCCAACGGGATCCTGGACATGCCCAGCCAGGTGATCAGCGATGGGATGGTGCTCACCACCGACTACACGCTGACCGCCAGAACCTCCGCATTTGGCAGTCTCATCCGCGGCGACTCGATCACTGTGGATGGGACTGCTTACACCGTCCGCGAGACGATGTTGATTGACGACGGCAAGTTCGTTCAGCTCGGGATTCAGAAGACATGAGCGGTCCCTTCAAGGTCAACACACGTAGCCAGTGGGCAGCACAGAATCCTGTGCTGATGGCAGGAGAGCCTGGCCTTGAAAGTCAGACCGGCAGCCTGAAGATTGGTGATGGCAGGACAACGTGGAACACGCTGCCGTATTTCAGCAGTCCCGCGAACTGGGGTTCGTTCTGGGATTCAACGTCTCAAACGGCTACGGCAAATACGCCGACGCCGATCCTGTTGCGGAAGAACGATCTAGACAACCGTGGCATCAAGGTGATCTCGGATAGCCGGATCACGGTTGACCATCCGGGGATCTACAGCTTCACGTTTTCAATTCAGTTCAGCAATACCGACGCGCAGATTCACGACATCAACGTGTGGCTCCGCAAGAACGACAGCGGCGCCAGCGGTGATGTGGTTGACAGCGATAGCAGGTTCAGCATCATCGCCAGGCATGGCGGCATCGACGGCAATGTGATCGGGACGGTGAACTTTGTGCTCAAGCTGGCGGCGGCGGATTACATCGAGCTGATCTGGGCGACCAGCAACGCAGCCGCTTACATTCATGCGGAGGCAGCCGAGACCAGTCCGTTCGCGCATCCGGGGATTCCGGGCATCATTTGCACAGTGGTGCAGGTGGCATCAGCATGACAACGAAGCGCGAGTCGATCTTGGCTGGTATCCGCACGGCGCTGACAGGCACCACTGGCGTGAGCACGCGCATCTACCGCAGCAGAGTGGAACCGCTGGCTAGGGGCGAGCTGCCGGCGATTGTGGTCGAGCCGATCAATGATGTGTGCGTGCAGTTGACCAGCACCCCGACGCTGGATTGGACGCTCACCGTGCGCGTTGCAGTGATCGTGCGTGGCAACATCCCTGATCAGGTGGCTGATCCGATTGTGGAGAGTTTGCACGCGAAAGTGATGGCAGATCTGACGGTCGGAGGCCATGCCTACGACGTGCAACCGACTGGAGTTAGCTTCGATATGCAGGAGGCAGACCAGCCATCTGGTGTGATCTCCTGCGACTACGTGGTGAAGTATCGGACTCGAGTCGCTAATTTGGCGCAGAGTCCGTAGTAGCTACGATGATGGACGAATACAAAGGCCAGGGCGGCAGCTATCTGGTCGACAAGAAAACCGGCAAGCGAAAGCTCGTCGAGCGGACCCAGCCGGCTCCCCACCCCCAACCCGAGGTAGCCACCAATGGCCTCAGTTCTGACACGCCGGCGTCTGATCCTGGCGAAGATTGAAACCACCTACGCCACTGACTCCAGCCCGACCGGCTCGAGCAATGCCATCTTGGTGCGCAACCTCGAGATCCAGCCGCTGGTCGCTGAGACCGTAAATCGCGACCTGGTGCGTCCTTACATGGGGCAAGCCGATCAACTGCTGGCGCAGACCCGGGTCGAGGTGACCTTCGAGGTGGAGCTGGCTGGCTCCGGCACTGCTGGGACCGCTCCGGCCTATGGTCCGGTGCTGCGTAGCTGCGGCCTATCTGAGACGCTGGTGACTAGCACCAGCGCCACCTACGCGCCCGAGAGCAGCGGCTTCGAGAGCTGCACCATCCACTACCACGAGGATGGCATTCGCCACAAGCTGACCGGCTGCCGCGGCACCTTCGAGATCAACGGCGAAGTGGGTCAAATCCCGGTGATCAGCTTCACCATGACGGGCATCTACAACGCCCCGACCGATGAGACGCTGCCCACCCCGACCTACGCCAACCAGGCCACCCCGCTGATCTTCAAGCAGGGCAACACCACCAACTTCACCGCCTTCTCCTACAGCGGCTGCCTGCAGAGCTACAACTTCAGCATGGCCAACGACGTGATCTATCGCGAGCTGGTCGGCTGCGCGAAGGAGATCATGATCACCAACCGGGCGCCCAGCGGCACCATCGTGATCGAAGCTCCGACCATCACGGCCAAGGACTTCTTCACGATCGCTACCGGCAGCAGCACCGGCAGCATCACCTTCCAGCACGGCACGACCGGCGGCAACATCGCCACGGTGACCACTGCTCAGTCCGACCTGGGCAACCTGACCTATTCGGATCAGGATGGCGTGCAGATGCTGAATATGCCGTTTATTGCGGTTCCGACCAGTTCGGGCAATGATGAGTTCAGTCTCGTTTACACCTGATCTTGGCTTTTGTTCTTAAGCAGTCGGACACCTACTCGTGGCCGATCGCATTTGATATCCCCGTCGACGGTGGCCGTATGCAACGGCAGACCTTCGACGGGGAGTTTCGTCGGTTGAGCCAGTCCCGCATCACGGAGATCGGCGCCCAAATCAAGACCGAGGAGATCACCGATGCTGACCTCGCAGCCGAGGTGCTGGTCGGCTGGTCTGGTGTGACTGATGGCGATGGCAAGGATGTGCCCTTCAGCCAGAAAGCACTGGAGCAGTTGCTCGATGTGCCGATGCTGGCGAGCGCGATCACGGTGGCCTACTTCGAGAGCCTGCAGGGAGCTAAGCGAAAAAACTGATCGAGGCCGCTGAGCATTGGGCAGGCGGTGGCGTTGTGGACGAAACCGCCGACGATGCCGCGGCCTTCGGCTTCGATCTGCCGGATCTGCCACCGCCACCGGATGAAGACTTTGGGATCCTGCCGGAGAACTGGCTGGTGGTCGAGATGTTCCTGCGTGTGCAGACGCAGTGGCGCACCACGATGAGTGGCGTGATCGGATTGGACTATGCAGCGGTGCGTTGGCTGTTTAAGCTGTACGACGTAGAGGAACCGCGTGCGCTGCTGGAGGATCTTCAAGTGATGGAGGCCGCAGCGATGACGGTGATCAATAAGCAGGGGGCATAGCCATGGCAATGAACATGGAGGCCATGCTGAAGATCACCGCCAACGTGGCGGGTGAGAACAATATCCGGCGGCTTGGCAACTCGATGCAAGGCCTCGAGGGGCGCATCAAGAACGCCAGCATGGCGACCAACCTGCTCTACACCGGCCTCAAGAGTTTGGCCGCTGTGGCAGTTACTGGCGGTGTGGTGGCGTTGGCGAAGTCGGCGATCGACTTGGCAGACGATATGCGCGACCTGTCGCAGCGCACTGGCGTCGGTGTGGAGACGCTGGGGCAGTTCAAGGTGGCAGCCGAGCTATCGGGTAGCAGCCTCGAGGGCGTGGCGAAGGGACTGACCTTCCTGAACAAGAACATGGTGGCTGCGGCCACTGGCGCAGAGGGCGCCGCTGCTGCGTTTAAGACCGTTGGCGTTGCCACCACCGAGGCCGATGGCACGCTGCGTAGCGCCGACAAGGTATTCCTCGATGTAGCTGATCGCTTTGCTCAGTTGCGTGATGGACCGGAAAAGGCTGCACTGGCGATCAAGATCTTCGGCAAAGCTGG